GTAGTGTTGCATCATCTACCTCAACACTTTCACCATCTATAGATGCAAAGTATATTGGTGGGTCAGAATCATATTTTCTTATCTCACTTATTTCTGGTGCTGGTGCATTGTCTCCTACGCCAAATTCCTTTAATGCACATTTCTTAGCATCACAAAAACTATGTATAGGTTCATCTTTACATTTATAATTATAATCTTTACTATCTAAAGAACCTATTAATGTATTAATTTCAGTTGCGTCTAAAGGTGGAGTCATAAATTGTTTGTTGTATGTAAACATATAACTTTGCCATTCTTCTTTATCAGGATATCTTTTTTTAAGATACACACCGACGTTATACATACAGTTGTTTCTTTGACCATCAGGCACGCCATCACTTAATAATGTAACTAAACAAGGAGGCATACCTTTAAATAAGTCTATTTTTTCTTTTTCACTTTCTATTTTTAATTCATTCAATTGTTCTAAAGTTAATGATACTTTGTCATATAAATTAAAAAATTCTTGTAGTTTTAAAACACCGCCATCTAAATTATATGCATATCTAACTGTTCTTTCATTGGCATGATAAGGAAGGTTTAAAAAACTACCTGTATCTCCTCTATCAACTCTTATATAATCTTGTTTAGGAAATATTTCTGCACTAGCAAAACCCATTGCAGATGCAATAAGTTTTAGTTTTACTCTCATTACAGTTGCAGGCACAAAATCTTTTGTAAATAAAAATGCGTGTGCACCACCTGATTTTGATCGACACACTACCATAGGTATGTTTTTCTGTTTTAATTTTTGTATAAATTTTTTGTGATCAAAAGGGTATGTATCAATATCAATACATCCCCACTTACATTTGTTTTCTTTTGTAATTGGAACTATTCCTAAAGCAGGGTCTTTACCTTCTAAATGTTCTCGCCATAATTTTTTTGTTACAGGATTTGATATTGTAAATGATTTAGTTTTGTGTTTACCTTTTTCGCTAAACTGATCTGTTTTGACAGTTTGACCGTAGGCACTATCTAAGCCTTCAAATATTTTTATAAATTTATCTAATTCTATCATTTCCACTCGGTAAGCGTAGGCGGTCTACGTCTCCATCGACCGCCTACTATTCACACTATTTGCTAGCTAAACTAGTGTAAAATTTCTTAGCACGTTCATATAAGGATTCATTTTTAACTGGACCCTCTTTAACGACATTATAACCATACCATTGGTTACCTTTACCAGAATTTAACACTGTTGTTAGTTTATAAGAGTGGCTAAATGATGGTGGTGTGTAAGAACCGTTTTTTCCATCAAGTGAAATAGACATCATCATTGAGTTCCATTTCCTGCTAATCTTACCTTGAGATGAACTCATTGAGATTAAAGCTTGTTCAGCTCCGTCATCACTAATGATTAACACAAAGTGTTGTCCAACGGTTAAGATATAATTACCATTCTCTAATCTATCTTTACCTGAACCATCTTTAGTTGTTTGTTCTAAAATATCAGAACCATCTGGAAAAATGTTTTCTGGTCTACCAGAACCTGTTCCAAAGTCAGCCCATTCTTGATATTCTAATTTGTAATGGCAAGGTATAACTGATACCCCTTTTGCCCCATCATACAATTTTTTTGTAACTGTATTTAAAAGCATTCCAGGTTCTGCACCATCAACATAATTTTGATTACGTCTTTGTGCTTCACCTGAGCCGTTTTGCAATAGTTTCAAAATAGGTAAAGCCAAACTAGTTGTCTTTACGTTTTCAAAACCTGCTGCAGCATCATCTTCAAACAATATTGTTGAAGGTAATCCTGCTTCTTTTTTAAGTGTCATTTGTTTCTCGTCACTCATTTCTATCTCCTTGTTATTTTTGTACTGTTACCTGCGTAAGTTTTAAATAAATCAGAGGG